GCAATTGTAGTTGAACCTACAGAATTTGTTGTTGAATCCGAAGCAACTGATGATGTAGATACTTCTTCGTATGCAGCAGCAGATGGACAAGTTGAAACTAATATATTGTTTCCCCATGCTCCAGCTGTTCTTGCAGCAAATGTTCCTACTGAACCTTGACCTGTGGAATAGTTATTTTCATAGTCGTCATCATTTTTTACTAAAACACCAGATCCGTTTGATGTAGCGTTTAGTAATGATGTATTGGTAGCTCGTACTACTCTTAATGCGTTAGAGTATTGTAAGAAGTTAGATGCACTGAAAAAATACTCAAAGTTATTTGAGTCTGGTTTTCCAAACGTGTCAACTAATTCTTGTTCACTAGAAATTGCTACGATCTCATCTACTGGTCCTTTTCTGAACTCTCCAGCGAAAGCGCCGATAGATGTTGAAACCGCAGGAATAATTCTACTTAAATCTTTTTCCTGTACGAGAACACCTGGTGATACTTGAAATGCCATAGGTTTATTCTCCTCTTTAATTAGCTAATTATTGTTATTCAAAACTCGTAAGTTTTCTTACGTCCATAGTCAAACTTTTTATCATTGTAGATATTTATAATAACCCAAAATTGTAGTTATTGACCCTTTCTTACAGCTGGAAACCATCTTGTACCGTACTCATCAACAGTTTCTTCGTTCATAGGGTCACTATTAATACCATCATCTACAAATCCAAATGGTGCCATATCTTGTTCGATTAGATTTTGTTGTTCCATATACATCTGGTTTCTTATATTTGAATCAGATAACTCTTTGAAATAAGGTTGATTTGAGAGCCATCCAAATATGACTAAACACATAACTAAGTCATCATTACAGCCTTCTTCAGCCATCCAACTGTTTCCTCTACGTGAAAATGTGGATATTTCTTCTATGATACTAAAGTCATTGACTTGTAGTTTATCACCCTCCATAAGCGTCTTAAAATTCGCACAACCGACCTTTTTTATCTGTTTTGTCATTCTTACCCCTAATGATGTACCTCGACCAGAGAACATCGCACCAAGTATTTGACCTGCTCGACCCTTTTGTGTCGTCATTAAGATATTGGGATATTCTAACTCGTAATGCATCGCCTCTGCTATTGCTTGTCCTATATCATTTACCTCAATTAGTGTATGAGCATCATTATATGCTTTACAAGTTTGACTTACAATATTTGGAAAGACAAATGGTTTGACTTCGTTGTTCTTATATGTACATACAACTTCGTATGGTATCTTTTTACTTTCATCTTTTGTAACATCTATTATAATAAATGCTGAGTAATCTTTGTTTGTACCTCTTGCTACGTCAACACAACAAACATACATACGACCCTTTTCTGGTTTCTTAAACATCTTTAATCCATTTTTAGATTGTATCGGATCAAAGTAAGGAGTGTTTTTAATTTTAGCTGGTGAGATAAGTGTATCTACTGAACCTAAAAACTCACATTCAAACTCTTGTTGGAATTGTTCTTCACTTGTATTTCTTATTGTCATTTCTTTCCAAGCTTGATCTCTTCCTGGAACTTCTGACCAATGTACCTCTATGGGAACATAATCATTTCTTTTATTAATTGCATCTATCCATAATTTGTAATATTGATTCATACCGTGTGGTGTTGATACAATAATCATCTTTGTTTTTTTACCAGATGAAATTGTAGGATAAACTGAACTAAAAAACATTTCTGCTATGTTTGCTGGTACGAAAGCAAACTCGTCAAGGAAGATGATATTAAATGAACCTCCTCGAATAGCGGAACTTGAAGTTGCCGCTGCGACTATGGTTGATTTATTTTCTAACTCTATATTACCTTTGTTCCAATTAATCACACCTTGTTGTAACCATTTAGGTAAGTTTTCATAAGCAAGTTGTAGTCTTCCTAATATATCTCTCGCAGTGGAACTTTTGTTCGCTAGTATAGCAATGTTTGAATTTGGATTAAATAAAGCGTAATGTAAAAGATATGAAATCGTTGTTGTTGATTTACCTGATTGTCGTGGTAGTTTACAAATTGTAAATCTATTGTCGTGTATGGTTTGTACAATCTTTTTTTGAAAGTTATACATCTTAAATGGTACTAGACCTTCATCAAGTGATACAATTCTAACATAACTTTCCATAAAGTATAATGGATCCAAAGAACATTTTTGATATTCTTCTATTTGTTCTTTTGTAAACTCAACAGGTGTGTTTACTTTTTTAAGATTTGGATTACCTAAGTATGCATCTGTGTTACTCATTGATAATTATTCCTTCTATCGCATCGTAACCTAATTGTATCGCAGCGTTTATTCTTTGACTACCTTTATATGTAGAATACTTTTTTTCTTTATAGATAACTCCACCAGCGCCATATCTTGTAACTGGCGATATTTGATGTTGTTGTATTTCTATAGGATTTATCATCTGTTCACCATTCATTAAAGCAGGTAAAGGATCTTTTTTAATATAAACTAAATCACTTATCAGAAATATCTTTTTCTTCGGGTGTGATGTCTTTGATTTTAGTATTTTCATCTTTCCTTAACATCTTTTGTAATTCTGCTGTTGAACCTACAAATAAAGCATTCTTAATATTCGCATTTGCAGTCTTTGGTAACTCTTTTAAGTCTTTGAGTTTCTTTTGTAAGTCTTGTAATTTATCGACAGTTGTTGCAACCTGTCCTATCAATTGACCAGCGACTTCATATGCTCTAGGGTGTTGTCCCTCTCTTGCAATATCAAGTATTCCTTCAATCGCTTCCTGTCCTCTTTCAATTAGATTGTAATAATTTTCTCTACTGTATTTGTAATCATTATCTACATCAGCTTTATTATTATCTTCTTTACGAGGAACAGCTGGTTTAAAATCTTGTTTGATAATTTCTTTTTTAGGTTCTGTTTTTTCTATACCTAAAATTTCGTTTACTTTATCTTCTAATTTGCTCATAAAACTATTTATTAGATTAAATTATAGTTAATTATACATCTAACATTGTGTTGTGGTTGGCAACTGGTATGCCAATGTTTACCATTAAAGATAACTACTCTACCAGCCTTTGGTGTTACTCTTTGTTTTTCTTTTAATTCATTAAAGTGTGGAACTTTATCATAACCTTTAAATGTGTTTTCATAGATCACAGTATCGCCATCACTATCATTAACATAATATAAAACGACTAAATGGTCTACATCAGCATCAACGTGTGGTGCATCAATATTTCTATCTTTTAGATTTAATGGAAGTTGTAAAAAAGAACGACCTTGTAAACAATCTTGTCTTTTAAAATTTATCTTTTGACAAGCGGCATCTATAATCTTTAATACATCTGTGTGATAATCAAAGACGTTTGTTTTATCTGTAATAAAGTAATAAGAGAAACCTGGTCTCTGTTGTTTGTTATCAGGTTTTGTAACATCGGCTACAAATTGCCATCTCACTTTATTAAAGAGTATATGTTGAATTTGTTTTTGAGATTGTTTATCTATAATATCATCAAAGACAAGAATCCTATCATCAAGTTTCATAACAACTATTTAGAGAGGTTTTAGTATCTTACGATAACTATTCCTTTACCACCAGCACCACCAGGTTGTGTACTTTGAAAGCCACCTCCGCCGCCACCACCTCTGTTTGCAGTTCCTGTTCCTGGACCATTTGCTCCACCACCTTGACCACCAGAGCCACCAGGTCCTCCACCACCGCCACCAGCGTAATAAACTGGAGTTGTACCGTCACCGATTGTATAAGCTTTTCCTATACCACCCTGTACTGGACCTCCTGCAGCACCAGCGCCACCGCCACCACCAGCATTTTGTGGAGAGTTTGGAGCATAAGCTTGTCCTGTTCCTCCTGGATTTCCAAATCCGTATGCACCAGAGTTACCTGGTTGAGTTGGTTGAGTTGCACAACCTCCTGTAAGTCCTGGATAGCCACCACCACCACCTGATCCTCCTTGACCTCCATATCCTCCTGGAAGACTTGATGGTACGCAACCTCCAAAAGATTTTCCTCCACCCCCGCCTTTAGCAGTCAATACTTCTCCTGTAGGTGTTAATCCTGGATCACTAGGTACACCAAAAGCTGAATCAGTTCCTGGTGAACCTGGACCTCCGTGGGTAAGTGCACCTCCACCATTACCAGGTCCTCCATCACCAATAGTTATTGTAATTGTTCCGCCTGGAGTAAGTGGATAAGCTGGCATAAATATTAATCCTCCAGCACCGCCACCACCACCAGAAGTAGTATTTTCACCACCAGAGCCTGCACCACCACCACCAGCAACGACTAGTACATCAGCTTGAGTAATTCCTGATGGTACACTAAATGTACCAGATGATGTAAATGATTCTGATGTTGGAATTCTGGACGTAATTGAAAAAGAACGTGAAGATGTATTTGAAGCAGCGTCAACTGCTCTTAAAACAAAGTTAAATGTTGCTGTTGAGCCTGTTGTTACATTATCAGTACCACTAATAATAGCAGTACCACCGTCTGCTGCTGTATTTGTGATTGAATATCCTGGTGGTAATGAACCTGATTGTAATTCAAAAGTAACATTACCTGCTGATTCAGGATCAGTTGCGTTAACTGAATAAGAAGCTGCTACACCTACAACTTGACTTCCTAAAGAACCTGAAGCTGTTACAAATGTAGGACTTTGATCTATATTAATTTGATTTTCTAATACTGTAGTTAATCCTATAGAATTTGTAACTTTAACATCATAAGGTTCACCAGAACCTGGGAATGATGATTTAGCAATTACCATTGTAATTTGAGTATCTGAATTTATTGTGACTGTATCTGCATTAACTGTAGTACCTGAAGTATTTACAAAAGATGCACTGGCACCTGTAAATCCAATTCCTGTAACAGTAAAAGTATAATTACCTGTTCCATCACCAGATGTTACTGATGTTGGTGAGACAGATGATACTGTTGGAAATCCTACTAAATTTTTTCTATTAATTTGTTTTAATGTACCAGAACTTTGGTCATAAACTAAAAATATGTCATTATTTGATGCCACTTCAGCTAATTCAGTTTGTCCTGTAATAACATTTGAATTTAAGTGTTCGTTTTCAATAGCAGCATCTGCTATTTTTGCTTCTGTAATAACATTTGAATTTAAGTGTTCGTTTTCAATAGCAGCATCTGCTATTTTTGCTTCTGTAATTGCATCTGCGGTAATTGAACCAGTTTTAATTTTACTAATTGACATAGGTGTTTCTCTCTATATTATTTATATTATTTATTCATCTAAATCAGTAGATATATTGTATTTTTTACCGTCTGTATATGACGTAATTGTTGTTGTAAACCCAAAATCGTCATCAGCGTCTGCGCTAGTAGGACTAGGAACTACGATAATTCGTTCTTCTCTTGCCTTATTGTTAACATCAGTATCTGAATATAGATCAGTTTGAACTTCTTTAATGACTTTTTGAGTATTTACTGGACCAAATAGATATGTTTTAGCAGTAAATCCTAATGTATAAACTACTGCTCTTCTTTGACTAAAATCGCCACTATAACTATCTTCATAAGACACATTATTTAATATGATCGGAACATCTCTCTTAATATTTAATTCAGGTATTGCATTAACGGTCACAGTATAATCAGGTTGAAAGAAAGGTAATATTTGTTCTATAATTTGTAGACCACCTTCAGCTGTTGCTGTAAATGAATATAGATTATATGATATGTTATAAGGAACTGGCGTATAATTATAATTTAATATTTTACCATCAGCACCTGCTTTAACAGTTTTATATTTTTGTATTCTTGTTAATTTACGAGAACCATCATATGAAATACCTGTAATCTCAAAACCCATACGAGGTAAAGTAATTGAAAATTCTCTTTCATCTAAAGAGGGTTGTTGATTTAATCTAACTAAAAACTTTTCTTTTGGAGCATAAGCTAATGGAACTCTAATTGTTTGAACAACAGTACCACTTGAATCTTTTCTTTTAATTTGTATGTTATTAAAGATTTGACCAAATGCAATGGTCATTCTTCTCATACTTTCGTTATAAAAATATCTTCCAAACATCTAAAAATCTACCTCACCGAATGGGTTACGTTCTGTAAAATCTAGTATATCATCTGCTGTTGAAGCAGTATCAAATCCAGCTTCAGTATCCAAATCTATATTGTCAGCATAAGCTGATTGAGTTTGTATGTTATAAGTTTCTAATAACATATAATTTACTTCACCATCTGCCGCATCGTTTTCTAAAATAATTGAACCAGCTTCAGCCTCTAAAGATACTTGATGTGCTAATTGATCTAAACTATACTGATCTTCAGCGCTGTCAATATCAGTAACACCTGTATCTAATCTTTCTGATGAGTATTCCCAACGAGTACAAACTAATTTGTAAACAGGTAAATTACTTAATTGAAAGAAAGGTTCTTGGTCTTGTACAAACTTAATTTCAAAAAAACTATTCATCAAAGGCATATAAAGTATATCGCCTTCGTTTGGTCTTCCTTCTTTAATTAAAGATGTTTTACTATCAACAGCTTCATCAAATCTTCTTTTAGATACCATAAATGTAGTATCTTCTCTAATTTCTAAACCAAACTTATTAATTATTTCTTGTTCACCAGCAAAACCTTCTGTGGTTTCCATATACATCTCAATCATATGAGCTGTTCTAAACCTAGAAAGCATATCTTCACCAAGTATGATGTCTCTATTAACTAATGATCTTGGAAGATAATATATGTCTTGTCCGTAGATTTTTAATCCTTCAATGATTAAATCTTCGTAAAGTCTTTGTTCTTCAGAACTCCCTATGCCTTTACCTGCTTGAAAATAGTGGTTAACGGCCATAGCATTATCCTATCATCATTGCAGGGTTTAATTCGTAGGAATCTCTAATTTCTTTTTCTAGTTTTTCAATGTCTTGTAAAGCTTCAGAAAATAGTTGTTGACCATTTAAAGAAACTCCACCAATCATAGCGACACCATTAAACTTTGATAAATTTGCACCCCATTGTTTTTTGAATAAAGCAGTTACATATCTTTTTAAAAATATATCATTAAAAACATCTGTATATACTGTTGGGTCTAATTTTCTATAACACTCTATAACAAGATATTCACCAACCTGTAAATCATTTTTCCAATCTTGGTCTATGTATAACCTATTATCGTGTTGATTAAATCGTATTGGTTTTTCACCAACTAATATGTGATCTAAGAAATCTAAATGTCTTAATACAACATCATAATTAATAATTGAGGTTGAAGAAAAATCGTAAAGGTCATT